CTCGAAAGGAACACCTACAAGCGACTTACATCACTTGTAAAGAGCCTTCCGACGGAGCAGTCGACTGCGCCCTCCCGTAAGGGAGTGCGCAGTCACCGGCACCGCGGAGGCGTTATGTCTCCACTCCAACAGGTTTGGACAGCCTGTTGGAGCGGCCTTGTCCTGTCTGGCTGGGATTCGATGCGCGTGGCTTGGTTCCTTCACCAATGGGCCTGTAGGTCCGCCCCTAGGGGCGTTGCCTATCAGGTTGATTGTTTGAAGAAACTTTGCCACAACGTTCGCGGGTACGCCCTGCACTCCAAGAGGTTTAAGTTGCAGCCGTGTGGCATCCGTAAGGATGTCGTCGACTGCCTCTGTCACCTGGCAGTGCGCGCGCCCGAGAACGGCTTCGCCTTCTCTCGGCTCTCGAGGTCGTTGCCTGAGCCTCCCCAACGGGAGTGCGTCAGGCACCTTCAAGCAGCCGCCGAGATGGCGAGCACATCGTTTCCCACATCGGCTGCCGTCTTGGCGTCCTTGCGCTCCTTCGTCTCGCTCTCCAAGCGAGCGCGGAGGAACCCGAGGACACCAAGGCGGCTTCCCTCCTCCAGCTCGTCTTGCCTCGAGTGGCCTGCCACTCGGGGCGGGATCGATGGCTACCTCGAACACCTTGGTCACGGACTTGAGGCGCGTGGCGCCACCCAGGCGGAGTTCCTCCACCTGGCTGGCGACTCGCTTGGGGCGTTCTGCCTCAATCGAGCACGTGTCTTCCTCAGGCCGTGTCAGGGTGTGAGTGAAGACTTTAGAGAATCGTATCGCTGCGCGGGGCTGCTGGCACTCAGGGCGGAAGGGAAACCTTTCGCCATGAAGGCAGCCGCGCTCAGGACTCCCGGCTACAAGGTGCGCGTCGTTGGTGTCCCCGACGCCCGCACCTTTGTAGAAGGGAGCTGGATCCGCGAATCGTCCCGCCTGATGGCTCCTGGCCATTGGGCGATCGATCCCGAATCCCGTGAGATTCCCAACGGTCTCCACTACCGCCGTGGGCACACCTTCCGTAGTTTGGACTTGTCTAAGGCTACGGACGGCTTGTCGCACGCGGCGGTTGAGGTGGTCATCGAAGCGCTCGCGCGTCGTGGTGCGATCCGTCCTGCGGATCGCCTCATGGCGCGCCGATCGCTCGGGCTGGTGGGGAATACAACTTGGAGCTTTCCCGATCCAATCGGGGAAGTTGTATTCTCCAGAGGGAGTCCGATGGGCACACCTCTCAGCTTCGTGGTGCTCTCTTGGGTTAACGCTTGGGCGGTCGGCAGGTTCAGCCGATCCTTGACCCACGGTGACGACGCGGTCGGTAGGCATCGGATTGGATCCGATGCCTTGCATATCTACTCCGACCGTGTTGAATCCGTGGGCGCCCAACTCAATAGGACCAAGACCTTCC